AGTTGCATAATTGGTGTGAGCATATTTGGTGTGAGCTTAAATGGCATGGCATATTTGTGTGCATAATTGGGGTGAGCATAATTGTTAGCATAATTGGCATGGCATATTTGTGAGCATAATTGGTGTAATAGTTTATGAAGTGTCCTCTGTACTCTGCACCCCATAGTCCCCTCCCATCCTGCCATCCCAAATCCCCATCAAAATATGCCTCCAAATACTTTCTGCAATTATGAGCCAAATTGGTGTGGACAATTCGTGCTTCTCTAAGGAATCAAGAAATGGCCCTTGTTTTGAGTTACTAGTGACAAAAAAATACAGGGAAATACAGCCTTACCAATTAGCATCAGAGCTTCTCTTTAAAAGTACAACACAACCAGAGCATAAAAATGACTGCATATTTTCTTATTTTTTTCTTCTATAAAGTATTTTGGGTTTCAAAAAATGGACAAGAAAAGTATGTCCAAAAATGAAAAGGCCTTTTGGACTTTTGAAATTTTTTTAAAAAAGTCACTTGTGACCATAATGCTCTTATTTTCATTTTTTTCTGAAAAATTTTGTTACTGAAAATTTTATATTATTTCTTGAAGAAGGTATTTAGAATTATATATTTGTTCAATATATGGAGACATTAGGGGACAAAATTATGCCAAAATTATGCTCCAGATTTTCTTGCACAAATTGTGATTATAATACGAGTAAAAAAAGTAGTTATACAAATCATATTATGAGCATGAAGCACAAAGGGGTTACAAATGGGTTACAAATGGTGCAAGAAAAAATGCCAAATATGCTCAATGAATCAGAGGCCTTTATATGTTCTTGTGGAAAACAATACCAACACCGACAGGGATTATGGAGACATAAAAAGAAATGTAGCGATAATTCTTTCTCTGCTGAGTTTGGTAAGGAGGTTATTATCATGCTTCTTAAGCAAAATGGTGACCTTCAAAATAAGGTTATTGAATTATGTAAGGAAAGTTCTGTTACTATTAATAATAATAATGTGAATAGTCACAATAAAAATATAAATATCTTCTTGAATGAGCAATGCAAAGACGCTCTAAATATTGGAGACTTTGTTAGTTCTCTCCCATTAACTTTTGAAGATTTAGAAAATACTGGAAGAGATGGTTATGTTAAAGGTATTACTGATATTGTTGTTAGAGGATTAAAAGACATGGATGTGCATAAACGTCCAATTCATTGTAGTGATTTGAAGAGAGAAGTGATGTATGTCAAAGACAATGATGTTTGGCAGAAGGACCAAGATAATGTTAAGATTAAAAAAGCTATTCAGAATATTGGCACACGAAATTACATGCAAGTTAAAGAATGGGTAGAAAAATATCCTGAAGCTAAAGACATAAATACAAAAAAGCATGACCAATATGTACAAATTCGCATTAAATGCACTGGAGGTTCAAATAATACAGAAGATGATATTATGCAAAATAAAATACTTACTAGTATTGCAAAATTAGTGCATATAAAAAAGTGAAATAGATTATTACTCAAAACTTTATATACTTTGGCTTTTCTCTCTTCAATAGTACTTTGGAATTAAAGTTGAAGAGAGAATTAGTAATCTAATATTATTGGAACACTATAATCTGTATTCTGCATTCTGTAATATTCTATGATGAGTTTAGGGCATAGTATGCACTGGCCAATAGTAGCTTACGCTGCAAATAGGCAGTCAAAGTCCCGCCCCCGCGCGGCGCAGCCGCGTATGCCCATTTTTACCGAAGGTTCTATTAGGCATGTGACCATGTATGCTGTTGGGAATCAAGAAATGACCGAGGAAATGGGAAACCAGTCACAAAAATATATAGGGGAATTTGACTTTTCTCTCTTCAATACTACTTAGGATTTAAACTTGAAGAGAGAATTAATAATCTATACTGCAATCTATATTCGTTAAAAACCTCTTATATAAATTATGATACCAAACCATCTTCCATCCTTCCTTGCTCTTATAATCCAGTTATGAAATTAAAGTTGAAGAGAGAATTAGTATTCTATTATTGGACACACTGCAATCATGATTATTGTACACTGCAATCATGATTATTGTACACTGCAATCATGAGTTTAGGGCATAGTATGTACTGGTCAATAATAGCTTCGCTCAAGTATGCAGTCAAAGTCCCGCCCGCGCGGCGCAGCCGCGTATGCCCATTTTTACATAAGGTTCTATTAGGTATGTGACCATATATGCTGTCAGGAATCAAGAAATGGCCGAGGAAATGGGAAACCAGTCACAAAAATATATAGGGGAATTTAAGGTTCTCTCTTCAATACTACTTTAAAAACATAATTGAAGAGAGAAAAAGAAATTCAAACATCAATTGCAATCTTATAAAATATCCTATATAATTTAAGGTTCAAATCCATTCATCTTTGACTTTTCTCTCTTCAATACTACTTTAAAAATATCATTGAAGAGAGAAAAAGGAATTCAAATATAAATTGTAATCTTATTTAATTTAAGGTTCAAATCCATTCATCTTTGACTTTTCTCTCTTCAATACTACTTTGAAAATATCATTGAAGAGAGATTTAGTATTCAAATATATTGTACACTGCAATCTATATTCATTCAAAATATCTTATAATTAATCTTGTTCAAATCCATCTTCAAGCCTTCATCACTCTTATAATCCACTTATAAAATTCAGTTGAAGAGAGATTTAGTATTCTAATATATTGCACACTGCAATCATGTTTATTCTACACTGCAATCATGAGTTTAGTGCAGAGTATGCACTGGTCAATACTAGCTACGCTGCAAATAGGCAGTCAAAGTCCCGCCCCCGCGCGGCGCAGCCGCGTATGCCCATTTTTACCGAAGGTTACATTAGGCATATGACCATATATGCTCTCGGGAATCAAGAAATGAGTGACGAATTGAGAAACCAGTCACAAAAATATATAGGGGAAAAAACTTATGGAAAAAATATACATACTACCTTACCTTACTACCTAGCTACTTATAACTACTCATCACACTTATATTCTCTACATTTTTACCTATTACTTAATCCTCCTCCTCGTCCTCGCTCAGCTCGCTGTATTCTATCTTCTGCTCCTTATCGTTCCATATTCCTATCTCGTCTTGGCTTTCCATATCGTACAGCACGTTCTTCGTTGACTTCAAGTAAGTCTTTCCGTTAAACTCAAACTTCGTGCAGCTTACCTCTTCCTCTTCCTCTTCCTCTTCATCATCTGTTTCTGATACACATACACTCACTTTACTCTCCTTCTTCTCCTTCTTCTCCTTCTTCTCCTTCTTCGCAAGTTTCTCAGCTTCTAGAGCTGCCTTCTTCGCAAGTTTATCAGCTTCTAGTGCCTCCTTCTTCGCTTGCTTCTCAGCTTCTAGTGCCTCTTTCTTCGCGAGCTTCTCAGCTTCTAGTGCCTCTTTCTTCGCGAGCTTCTCAGCTTCTAGTGCTTCTTTCTTAGCGAGCTTATCAGCTTCTAGTGCTTCTTTCTTAGCGAGCTTATCAGCTTCTAGTGCCTCTTTCTTAGCGAGCTTATCAGCTTCTAGTGCCTCTTTCTTCGCTTGCTTATCAGCTTCTAGTGCTTCTTTCTTCGCTTGCTTCTCAGCTTCTAGTGCCTCTTTCTTCGCGAGCTTCTCAGCTTCTAGTGCCTCTTTCTTAGCGAGCTTCTCAGCTTCTAGGGCTTCCTTCTTAGCTTGCTTATCATCAGTTGAATCGCTGTCTAAATCATCATTACTTACTGTTTCGCTCAATGAAATCTGCACTAGACCTGCAAATAGGTCTTCGCTGCTATCTACTTCTACGCTCTTTACAGCCTTCTTGGGTCTACCGCGAATTTCCTTGGCTTTTTTCGCAGGCAACTCAAATATGCTATCAGGCAGTTCAACACCGATTGAAATTGCATAAGCTACTGCTTCTTCACGAGTTATTTTCAATTTTTCTAATACTTTCATGTAGGGTGTTGGTGAACGACCCTTGCTATCTTTGTAATCGTTACCTGCTGCTGCTCGTTCTTCTATCCGTCCGTAAGGCAGCACATTTTCGTTATTCTCCGCTTCTTTCATGCAGCTTCTGCATAAATCCTCATCCTCATCCCTTCTGTTATCGCATTGAGTGTATAGTCCCTTATTCATTTTGCATCCTTTGCAATTTGAATCCTTCACGCTCATGAATGGCAGTGGAATATACTGCTTCTTCTCCTTTACCTTCTTTGAACTCAAATCGCACAGCATCCACTCCAATGCTTCGCTTGCTGAAAAATCATACTTCTCTCCTAGCATCTCTACCACTCCACCTAATAACATTCTCATCATTCTTGCACTCAACATATTCTATATTTGTACCTCCATTCTACTACTCACTTATTCACTTCAATTTTTTTCCACCTTTAGAAAAGGTGGAGCCAAACCATTCAATTGCTAATTTTTTCCACCTTTCATAAAGGTGGAGCCAAACCATTCAATTGCTAATTTTTTCGGTCTTCCCCGCTAAATTATGGAGCCATTATATTGTTATATTCCTTCCTTCATTACTTACATCACTTACAGAACAGAACTTCAACATACAGATCAGAACTTCTACATACAGAACAGAACTTCAACTTACAGAACAGAACAAAACTTACAGAACAGAACAAAACTTACAGAACAGAACTTCAACTTACAGAACAGAACTTATACTTACACAACATACAGAACTTCTACTTATTAAAAATATAATATTATATAATGATATATGAGTGAAAATGAAAAAAAAAGCTCTGCTAGTTTTAGAGTAAGAACTATTTCACCTATTTCACATGTTCCTTCTATTTCTTCTATTCCTCCAAATGCTTTCATACCAATTACACAAATTACAGCTCAACCAGTTAGACCAAAATTTGAAAGAAATATTAGTGATGTTAGTGCGCTTAGTCTTAGCACTAGAACTAGTTCTCCGAGATTTGATAGTAGTCCAATTGCAAGTTATACACAAAGTGAAACTGAAGAAAGAGAAATGCAAGCGAGGTCCAGAGAAGAAGATAGACAAAGAGAATTAGAAAAACAAAGAAAACAATTGGATGAAATAAAGAAAAAATATGAAGAAAAAATTAAAAGAGAAAATGAAGAAAGAGAAATGCAAGCGAGGTCCAGAGAAGAAGATAGACAAAGAGAATTAGAAAAACAAAGAAAACAATGGGATGAAATGAATAAAATATACGAAGAAAAAATTAAAAGAGAAAATGAAGCAAAAGATAATTTTTTTAAAAAATATGGTCACGATCCAAAGACTCGCAAAGTATTTAGAACTGCAATAAAACGACAAGAAGAAAAAATAAAGGCTAATAATAAGGATACATCAATTGATTGGGAAGCTCTTGCTCGTGAATTTGAATTACCTGAATTGACACAGAATGCTGGCAAAAAATCTAGGAAACATAGAAAACATAAAAAACATAAGAAATCTAGGAAACATAGAAAGTCTAGGAAACAAAGAAAATGTAAGAAATAATTCAAAAATAATATATGATGACGTGGCACGAATATATTACCAAAACAACTTAAACAATAAAATCTAGATACTTATACCTTTAAGAATGGCTGAAGATTTAATAAGAAGTGTTGCTGCAGCTGGTTCAAGTGCAGTTATTACAGTAACAGGAATACATCCGATTGATGTTGTTAAAACACGTCTACAAGTATCTGGGCAAGGAACTAGAAATTATAAAGCACTTGGAATTAGTGGAACAGTAAAAACTATATTCAAGGAAGAAGGAATACAAGCCTTTTGGAAGGGAATTGGGGCAGCATGGTTGAGAGAGGCCTCTTATACTTCTCTCCGATTAGGTCTTTATAGTCCGATTAAAAAGGTGATGAATGTTAAAAATGATTCACATTTCTTTTTGAAATTCACAGCTGGTTCTGCTGCAGGTGGTATTGGTTCTATTGTTGGTAATCCTTTTGATGTTGTAAAAACCAAAATGATGGCATATGAAGGTAAGATTGCTCCTAGTTTTTATAGAACAATTCTTGATATTTACAAATACGAAACATATACAGGGTTTTATAGAGGTCTTCAAGCAAATATAATGAGAGCATGTGTACTAAATGGAACAAAAATGGCATGTTATGACCAAATTAAACAAACTATTATGAAAACTGGAATAATTCCTAGTGGAATTGCAACACAATTTTGTGCAGCTTTTGGTGCCGGGTTTTTCATGGCAACTACTGTTGCACCTTTTGATATGATTCGTACTAAATTAATGAGTCAACCATCTGATCATAAGTTATATAATGGTTTCATAGATTGTCTTTTGAAATTACTTGCGGAAAAAGGGCCTAGAGGATTATATGCTGGTTTTGTGCCTATATGGGCTAGATTTGCGCCAACTACTTGTCTTCAACTTGTGATTTTTGAACAAGTTAAACCATTTTTTGGTGTAGAAGGTTCAGGAGAATAGTTATATTATTTTTATAAAAAATATTATCATTATAATATTCATATCATGGAGGATATTATAATGAATAGTGGACATGGTGTCCCTTCTCTCTACAAATTAAAAAATAATTATAAAAAGATTGATAATATTTCAGATGTAGAAGATTCTATTCTAGGTAAAGAAGTTGTTATTATTTATAAATATCATAATAAATTATTCGGAAATTGGCATCAAGATGTTTTATATCAGGGTATTCTCTCAAATAAACCTGAGAATTCTTCTCTTCACCATGATAAATATATTTGGTTGGAAGATAATAAAGAAAACAAATTAAGATTCATAAGAAAAACCAGATTCAGTGCAAATCTAGAATTATTTATTTTGAATTAGTTTATTCCAAACTTTTATTATAATTTATAAAATTAATGTTAAAAATAAAATATGGTACAGGTTTTTTTAGTTGTTGTTCAGTAAGATTACAAGAAATTATTACTTTTTTTAATTTTTATAAGAAATTACCTTATAGAGTAGATAGTTCACTGCAATTTGCATTATATAAACCAATTCATGATAAAAAATCAGATATTACTCATGAATATTTTGATGAAAATTTAACAAATAAATATGTTATAAATTATAAAACAAATATAAATTACCATAACATTTATCAATTTAAAAATTATAAAAATATTGATATTCACTCTTTAATTCCATTTTTAATCAAATATTTTTCTCCTTCCATAAAAATCAAATCTATTGTTAGATTTATGGAGTTAAAATATAAATTAACAACACAATATAATAATATTTGTGTTTTATTTCACAGAGGAAACGATAAGTCAACAGAAACAAAAATATGTTCTCATGAGGAAATTATTAGAAAAGCAAAAGAATACTTTGAGAGAAATCCAAATACTGTTTTTTTACTACAAAGCGATGAAACTGAATTTATTGAAAAAGCATTTAAAGAATTCCCAACAAATTCTATTGTTTTCAAAGATGAAATAAGACATATTAGAAAAAATGACAATAAAACTGTTGATATTATAATGAAAGATTACAATCATTTATTTTCAAAATATTATCTAGCTATAACCATTATTATGTCAAAATGCAATTATATTATTTGTGGTTCCGGTAATTGCTCTATTTGGATTATTTTTTATAGAGGTCATTCAAATAATGTTTTACAATATTTGAATGGAGAATGGTTATAATTTATTTCAAAACCATTTCATATTTATCCTGACTAACTTGAAACTGGACGATTTAATGAACTTCCAAATATTGAACTTAATTTCTTTTGATTTTCATTTTGATTTGTTATTCTTCGTCCTGTAATTAATTTAACTTTACTTTGAGCTTGTTGTTTCAAATATTCTACTGCACTTTCATTATGAATTATTTTTTGGTTAACCTTCTCTCCTCTTTCTACTTTATCAATTATAATATTACGTTTTAATTGACATGCTTTACAAGTACAACCTTCATCTAAATAATGTGTTCTTTGAACTTCAAAAACATATTGATTCTCAGTTGTTATTTTTTCATAAAGAATATATTCATCGCTTGTAAATGGTATAACAGATATTGTTTTTTTATTATTCCAATTATTTAAATACTTTTCTCTCTCTTCACTTGAATAATAATACTTTAACCCTGGACATTCTTGTATTGTATTCAAGAGATTCTCTGGAATTTGATAACAATTTTTAAACTTTATAAACATTTCTCTTATTGGCTTATTATCTGTTTCATAATCATTTATTATTGTAATTTTTGTTTCTAAAATCTCTGTTAATATATTACCCCAACCTTCTGCATCTTTTAGACGAAGTTTTATATATTTAATCCCATTTATGTTCTGTAAAATATATTTTTTTTGGAAATTAAAACTTTCTGGAGTAGGTATTTGATAAACATTTTTATAATGATCTTCCTTGGATAAATGTGGAAATAAGTTATTGAATCTTCTTATTATTTTATTTACATTATAATTATTTATTAATTGTGGTGAATTATTAAAATGATATGTTGATAATTTTTCAAAATATTGTGAAATTTTCTGTTCTATTGGCGATCTATAAATATCAAATACATATACATTCTTTCCTAAATCTTTATTATATTTAATAATATCTATCACTTTTACATTATCTATATTACAAAGAACCTTCAACATTAACTCATCATGTATATGCAATACAGTAAACTTATTAAATGCTGACATACGAATTGAAGACACTAAGGTTGTTGAACCTACCTTTGGAGGACAATAAACAAAAATAATATTTTTATTTTTATCTACAGATAAATCATCACATATATTTAGCTTTTTGTTTGTGTTTTTTAATAACTCTAATGAAACCATTAACAATATATATACATTAATATATATTGTTTTACAACCTTTTACTTATATTATGTTTCTTAATATAAGTCAAAAATAAAACTCGTAAAAATCCAAAAAAGATGTATAAATAATCGGCGTTTTAAATGTGCAAAGGTTTAAAAATAGATTATAATTTTATAAGTAATTAAATTCTTTACTTATAAAATTTTTATTTACAACTTTATAAAACCTAATAACATATTAAGCAATAATTTTTAATCAATATTTTTTAAGCACTGTCCTTTTGCACTCTTGGTTTTCTTGCTGCCTTTGGCTTGGAACTCTTATCTACCAAAGTCCACTCCTTTCCTCCAGATCCAGATTCACTCTTTGCAGCTCCTCTAGTTCTTCTTGCAGGAGCAGCAGTAGATGCAGTTCTTCCCAATTCCTGAGGAGGTCTCACTGAACGAGGTGCCCTCACTTGCACATCATTCTCACTGTTATCATCTCTTGAAGAACTCTTATAGCTAGTTCGTGCCTGCTTAAACTCACGCCTTGTCTCACACATTAACTTTCCTCCATTAATACCAGTCACATCACATGCCTGAAACTCGTGATTTCCTCCTGAAACAGAATTCAATCCAAACTCAACATACTCTCCTTGCACCAAATACTTGTATTGCTCAGAATCTACCTTTACACCACTATGATGCACGAAAATATCCGACCCTGAACGAGGACCATCTGTAACAGTAAGAAAACCAAACCCGGCTTGATTGTTAAACCACTTGACACGCCCAATTAGACGCTCTGATGATGTAACGACTGAAAGTGTTTCGCTAGTAGATGCCATTTCTCTTTATACAATACTATATATATAATCTTTATATTCTTTTTTAAAACATTTAATATATTATTTTAATAATAATATTATAGAAATTAAACCTAAAATGATACCTATTACAGATTTCATAGGAAAAACTGTTTTTAAAAAAAACATATCTAATAAACATATCAAAATTATTGAAAAAACTTGTATAATTATATAAGTAATAGTTACATCTTTATTTTTTAATGCAAATGTGTATATATAAATTAAAGTTGTATATAACATTATTGCTATAAACATCCACAATATATCATCTGTTTTTAAATAATATTTTACTAATATTATAGGTAATGAACTTGCTGTTATTTCTAAGACATACAAAAAAGAAGAAAATAAATCCATCTTATATATTTATAATAAAAAAATTGAAATTTAATCTTTTTATTATTATAACTTTACAATGTCCCTAAAAGAATGAAAATAACTTATTATAGCGATTTGAATTTTGATATGGTTGTATCCATCTTGTTCAATGCAGCAATTGTTCTTGTTGTGTTGGATTATATTCTACAACGTATATTTAACTACAAAAAGTTGAGGATGTTTGAAAAAATGCTCTTGGATAACAATAAAGGTACACAACAATCTATTATTGATATTACTCAAACTTGTACCATCTTTGAAGAAAAATTGACTGAAAGAAATAAATACTTGGATGAGTGTGTTGCAAATTTAAAAAATTTATTTGAGAGTTACAAAAAAGATACTATGTATATTATAAAATGTTTTGGTGAATATATTGATTCTGTGTTACCTCAAAATAAATTTCAAAATCATGATTGGTTATCTTCACTTGAAGAAAAACTTCTCATTATCATTACTAGTGAGATTGATAAATTGGAAGGATATATAAAACATTTAGATAATAATATCCAGATTGATTTCAAGGCAATAAACAGGAGGTGTGAAGATAATTTTATTAGAATTATTTATTTGGAAGAAGAAATAAAAAAATATTATGAAAGAATTGATACCAAATATAATAAAGTGAATCTGGATATTGTTAACCTTGTTGAGTGTCAGAGTTATTTAAGTGATGATATTGAACATACAAAAAAATTATTCTCCACATTGCAAGAAAATTTATTTGAACTAAAAGACGATTATTATGATCATAAGAAGATGGTTATTAACACACACCAAGATATTGTGGAGAATTATTGTAACAAAAATGGTAGTAGAATTCTTAGTTTGGAAAAGTTTGTTTTTGGGAATGTAGTTCTAGAAAGCAATCTTATTGAACAATTTGTCTCATTTGAAGACAGAATGACAGATAAATTTTGTAAAATTGCAGAAAAAATAAATATTTCTGATAATTTAATCGGAGACTTTTATTGTTGTTTAGAGTCAATCAGAGTTAGTCACGATCAATTTTTAGAAGCAGCAGAACGGAACATTTGTTATAGATTAAATAATGCAATGAAAGTATGTTTTCCGAATTTTAATTTTAATAAATATGCACAAGAGAACCTGAAAAGAATTAAAGAGGTCATGAAATAATTTCATACAAACAAACTCTTCAAATATTCATAATCAGGTCGTTCATAAAATCCGAGACTTCTACAATGAGTCAAATAATTCTTCAAAAATTCAGGTAAATTTTGTTTTAAAATACTTTTTTTATGTTGTATTATTTCCTGGTGATTCTGACATTTGGTCCAAGGCAATTCTCTCTTCAATAATAAAAATAAAATAATATAACCAACTGATTCCAAATCATCACGCCTTGATGGTTCTATTCCTTCTTGCACATTTATACTTATATAATTTGCAGTTCCAAGTGGTGACCTTTCAGTTCGTTCTTTTATATGTGACCCCTCATTATTTTTCCATTTTTTGCAGAGTCCGAAATCTATTAAATACAACTCTTTTTCTTTTAATAAAAAATTATCTGGTTTTATATCTCGGTGTAGAATCCCTTTTGAATGGATAAATTCTATTCTTTCAACCATCTTTTTACTTAATAAAAATATATTGAAGAGAGAAAAAGGATTTGAATCTGCATTTTCTTCATATGTAAGTGCTTTTTTCTTTATATTTGTCAAGCTATTCCCTAGAAGTGTCAATGCCATAAAATAACGGTTTTCTTGAACACCAAACCATTTCACTTCTGGAAATCCATCTTGATTGCCCAAATATTGATATATTTTCGTTTCATGTTTCAACATCTTAAATTCTGAATCTATTGGTTCAGATTTTATGGCGATTCTTTCTCTCGTTCTTATATTTTCTGCTTCATAAATTTGACCAAATGCACCTTCTCCGATGGATTTTATTAATTTATATTTATTAGCAATAATCATTGTTATTTGTTAATTTAATTTAAATACTAATAAATTATCTAAATACTAATAAATTATCTAAATAATAATATGTCTGAAATTGTTTTAGACCATTCAAAATTTATGGAAAAAATTCATATATTAGAACAACGTGCAATTAAACGCGGTGTAAGACCTCTTGCTTGTGTTATAGTAAATAAATCAAAAGGTGAAATAATTGGAGAAGCTCATCATATGGTAGAACTTGTTAATGAATCATCTTTACATTCTGAAATTATGGCAATCAATCATGCTTGTCATTATTTAAGAAAAATAAATTTATCTGACTGCGTTTTGTATTCAAGTTGTCAACCTTGTCCAATGTGTTTAGCTGCAATTTATTGGGCAAAGATTGACACTGTTTATTATAAAAATTCTAATGAAGACGATGATTTTAGTTCTTATAGTAAATTCATTTATGATGAGTTCACAAAACCAATTGAAGAGAGAAAAATTAAGATGAATCAAATATCTTGATATATTTCATTTATTAGATATTTAGAAAAGAGTAAATAATTTACAAAATTATAAAATTATTTAATCATAAAATTTACATATTTATATTTATATATATTATAAATGGAAAGAAGTTCAAGAAGTTCAAGAAGATCAAGATCAAGTTCAAGAAGGTCAAGATCATCAAGTCTATTACCAAAAAGAACACCTGCTTCTGGTTTTCACACAAATAGCCCAGGACATGTGTCTAACATTGGATCAAAAAGTCAATTGCCAAAAAGGAAAAACGCTGTGGGTAAACATCAACAAGGAACTTGGAATATTATTTGTAATGCGTTTGGAGAATGTTTTAAGGGAGTTTTTGGAAACGCCAAAGGTACACGTAAAAGAAATAAGAAAAGTAGTAAATCTAATAAATCTCGCAAATCCCATAAAAAGTCAAATAAAAAGTCAAGGCGTAATAACAAAAAACATACTAACAAAAAACATAAAAAATAGATATAGAAACATTTTTGTATTATCATTTAGTAAAATGGTAATTCAATGTCCTTTATCATATCCTGCAAAAAACGAAGAAACATATCAAAGTCATTTTAATATGTTCCCTTATCAATTGAGTCCTTTCCAGAAATTTGCAATTCAAGGACTTGTTGAAGGCAATCACGTACTTGTTACTGCTCATACTGGCTCGGGAAAATCTACTCCATTTGAATTTGCTGCGGAGTATTTCTTTAAGCTCGGAAAAAAAATAATATATTGTAGTCCGATTAAGGCTCTCAGTAATCAGAAGTTCTATGATTTTACACAGCGTTACCCTCATATTAGTGTTGGGATTGTAACTGGCGATATTCGTGTAAATCAAGAGGCTTCTTTATTGATTGTAACCACTGAAATTCTTCATAATGTATTATTCTTGAAAAAACATAAGAATAATTCTGATTATAATAATGCATCTTCCCTCTTATCGTTTGATATGGATTTTGATTTAGAACTCGGTTGTGTAGTTTTTGATGAATTCCATTATATTAATGACCCTGACCGCGGATCAGTATGGGAAAACTCTATTATGATGCTTCCGCTACATGTTCAGATGCTGATGTTGTCAGCTACGTTAGATGCTCCGCATAAAGTTGCCAATTGGATTGAGGCTCGTGATATTACCTTTAAATATGGTAAGCAAGTTTATATTGCAAGTACAAGTCATCGTGAGGTTCCACTACAACATTATTCCTTTATCACTGTAAATCAAGGAATCTTCAAGGCTATCAAAAAAGATGAGGTATTATGTAAAGAGATTAAAGATTCAATTAATTGTTTGACTTTAATTCAAAATGAAAAAGGTGAATTCAATGAAATCAATTATTATAAAATGAAAAAAATGTTGAAACTTTTTAGCGATAAACAAGTTTGGGTAAAAAGACAGCATGTTATCAATAATGTTTGCAAATATTTGGTAGATAATGGGCTTTTACCTGCCATTTTTTTTGTGTTGAGCAGGAAGCAATTAGAACAATGTGCCAAAGAAGTGACAGTTGTTTTATTAGAAGATGATAGCAAAGTTCCTTATATTGCTCGTAGAGAAGCTGAGACCATTCTGCGTAAGCTACCTAATTATAAGGAATACTTGGAACTACCTGAATTTGACGAGCTTGTGATGCTTTTAGAAAAAGGCATTGCCATTCATCATGCTGGGATGATAAGCGTATTCCGCGAAATCGTTGAATTATTTTTATGCAAAGGTTATGTAAAAGTCCTTTTTTGTACAGAGACATTTGCACTAGGAGTCAATTTTCCAATTAAGACTGTATTGTTTACAAGTGCAAGTAAATTTGATGGAGTTGGACAACGCATATTATGGTCACACGAATATACACAAATGGCGGGCCGAGCCGGCAGACGAGGACATGATAAGTTTGGGACCATAATCCATCTCAATAATTTATTCGGAGATTGTGATTTGACTGAATACAGAAATATGATGCATGGTAAACCACAAACATTAGTATCCAAGTTTAAGATATCATATAACCTGATTTTGAATCTTATTGATATTGGTTCAAAAGATTACTTAAGATTCTGTCAGTGTAGTATGATACAAGATGATATTTTGACAAAAAAAGGTGGGCTTTATAGAGAACTTGTTGAGCTAGAAGAAAAAAAGGAGAAGCTTTATTTTAACATTAATAATAGATGGAGTACTAAACCCGAAGTTGAAAGATTATTAGAATTGGAGAATGGACTTCAAATGGCAAATAATAAAAAGAAGAAGGAAATGATAAGAGAAATTGAATCTCTCAAATTTTCTTATAAATTTATTGAATCTGATAAACAAGAACTAATAAAATATAATAAAATAACTTCTGAAATATCAGATATAAAACGTGAATATTACAACTTAGAAATGATTCTTAATAACAATATTCAAGTTATTCTGGGTTATTTGGTTGAAGGTGGTTATATTATTGTTGATCCTGAAGATGTAGGGAGTTATATTTTAACACCTCTCGGCTTCATATCCACGCATTTGAAGGAAGTTCATTGTTTAGTATTTGGTAAAATAATACATGATGGAATATTAGATAAATTAACTAGTAGACAACTAGTTGCAGCATTTAGTTGTTTTACAAATATTTCAGTGAGTGATGAGTTCAAATCATACAGACCAAAATGTAGTGATAACTTGGTGAAAGACTTGGTCCTTAATGTATTTGACGAATTTGAAAAATACCAGAACTTTGAATCAGAAATGCGATTGACAACTGGGATGAATTACGAAATACATTATGATTTACTTGAATACATGGATTCGTGGTGTAACGCAGAATCAGTAGAAGAATGCAAATTTATGTTACAACAATTAGAATTAGAGAAAGGAGTATTTTTGGGAGAATTTGTGAAGGCAGTTCTCAAAATCAATAATATTGCTAGTGAAATGGAGAAGATTGCTGAAAGTATTGGAAATATGGATTTATTGAGTAAATTGAGAGAGATAAATGGATTAACGCTGAAATTCGTTGCTACTACACAATCACTTTATATTTGAGATTTCATGATGTAAATTAAGTAGACTAGTGAATTATAATAACAATAAAACTACTCCTAGAATAGATAAAATTGCTCCTATTAATTTTCTTGTATTATATTTTTCTTTGAAAAAGATTACACTAATTAATAATAATAAAATCATTGACGCAATTTTTGTAATGGTATGATTAATAAATGGATTATTATGCTTTTTATCTAATTCATAAATGCAAATAGAAGTAATAATTGATAAAAAAGCTCCAGCAAATAAAGATATTTTTTGAGTAAAAGATAATTTTTGAACATTATCAAAAGTTGTTTTAATTTCTTTTTTATTGAAAAAATATTTATAAAATAAAATAAATAATATCATAGTAAAAATTAATATAGAATCAATATACAATACTTCGTGACTTTCTAATATATCTAATGTATGTTTTGTTAAATATGGATTAAATGCTTTAATAAATGTTAAAAATGCTAAGTATAAATACATATTATGTTATTTATATATTTATTTTATAATAAATATATCAAAATTTTTAAATACAGAGCCTCCATCCGGGGTTCTTTAAGTACCTTTAAAATAATATATATTGTCCGGTGGTTCTTTAAGTACCTTTTAAAATAATGTATTTGCCATCAGCGGCTCTTTAAGTACCTTTTAAAATAATATATATTGTCCCGTGGTTCTTTAAGTACCTTTTAAAATAATATATATAAAACCCCAGATTTTTTGAAGGATTTTATAAAGTCTTTTGGCTTTTCAAAAATGGACAAAAATAAATGTCCATTTTTGAAAAGGGGATTCCGACTTTTAAAAAGATTTGCAGAAATTCTAATTGTGAGCGTAATGCTCTAAAAATCAATTTTCAATTGAAAAAGTTGTGAGCATACTTTTTATATATATTTTGTGTAAACTATTTAGGAGAAAATTCCGTTAACTATATATGGAAACATCAGATAACGATTTTTTCTCCAAAAAAGAAGGCAAATTTTTCTGCAATATATGCAATACATCATGCTCTAAAAAATATGAGATGGAAAGACACATTTTGACACAAAAACACAAGAATGGAGAAAAGTGTACACTTGGAAACAAAAAACCTATATATGTCACTGCAATAAATCGTATAATAGTCGTGCAGGGTTATGGAAACATAAGCAACAATGCTCACAACAAATAATTGGAGAAATCTCTCCATTAGTTCTTGATAAGGAGACTATCATAATGATACTTCAACAAAATAATGAATTTAAAGATGTTATACTTGAACAATCCAAACAAATCATGGAATTGGCTAAAAATACTAATAACAATTCTATTACTGTTAATACTACCAATAACAATAATCAAAGCTTCAATATGAACGTATTCTTGAATGAACAATGTAAAGATGCACTGAATATTGGAGACTTTGTGAATAGTCTTCCATTAAAACTAGAAGACTTGGAAAATACTGGTAAAGTTGGTTATGTAAAAGGAATTACCGATATTGTTGTTAGAGGTTTAAAAGAAATGGATGTACATAAGCGTCCAATTCATTGTAGTGATTTGAAGAGAGAAGTAATATACGTGAAAGACAATGATGTATGGCAGAAAGATGAAGATAATGTTAAGGTTAAGGTTAAGAAGGCTATTCAAAATATTGGTACACGTAACTATAGACAAGTAAAAGAATGGATAGAAAAATATCCCGATGCTAAAGACATAAATACAAAAAGACACGAACAATACGTAGGTATTCGCTTGAAATGTACTGGGGGTTCTGATGATGCAGAAGATAATAAAATGCAAAATAAAATACTAAGCAATATCGCAAAGGTCATTCATATTGATAAATGAAATACTAATATGAATATGCTTATAATTTGAAAGATGGAATGGAAATGAAAAGAATACCATCAACACGAAGAAGAAAATTAAAAATTTATTTGTGTATTTTGAGTATATTAACGAATGCGTCTTAAAAGTGAATTATATAAAAAAGAACAGGAAGAAATTGTAGATAAAATAATTATCATACTAGATTTAGAAAATAAGAATACTTATACACTTTACGAATTAGATAATAATGAAAAAATCCAAAAGCAAATCATGTAACAAAAAATTGATTGTCTTTATTATAATTTATTCAATAGTATAATTAAGAACTATGACTGATTTTGATACTAATGGATATATTGTCTTACCAATATTTAATTCACAAGAAATAGAAAAAATTTCACAAGAATTTTTGCAAACAGCATTAAATTCACCCGAATTAGTTACAAATTTGGAACATTCAAGATTTGTAATGGGTGCCGTTGGGTATTGTCCGTTTGCATCTCTAACTTACAATCCGCTTATTCGTTATATAAATAGATGTGTCTATGAAAAATCTAAAGAAATATTTCAACCCTATTTTGAAAATGAAAAAATATTACTATCTATGCTTCCAGATAGACCACTTATTAGATTTCCAACGCAAAAAGTAAATGAAAAAGGAAAATGGCATCAAGATGACGCAGCAAATTCTACACCAGAAGATAAATGTTATGGAGGATGGGTAAATTTAAATTGCGATGAAACACAATATTTCAAATGTATTCCAGGAACACATATATCAAGTAATCCAATATTTGATGTATTAAAACAAAAAGATGGTGGTCGTCGTGGGTATGCTAATTTTAAGACAAAAGAAGATTATGATTATTTAGAAAATCTTTGGAAAGAACAAGGAAAAAAATTAGTAGAAATACCTCCAGGACACGCTTTAATTTTTAGAGAAACATTGATACATTCTGTATTCAAAAATCCACCGACTAAAAAATGTATTTTAAGACAGCATATTTCATTTATACTATCAGAAAATCCAATACCACTACATGATAGACCAACAAATAAAAAATATATGAAACGATCAAAATTATTAAAATATTTTGAGGAACAAGCAGTTGTTCCAGTTCGTAGCGGACAAGAAACACCAGTATTCTCACCATTCAACCTATTTCCAAATAATAAACCTCAATTAGAAGAACTTTCAACGCATTACATAGACGCATGTAAGAAAAATGGTATAGTACAAAGGTATTTACCATCTATGAAAGAAATAAATATTATAACTGGAATACCAATGTGCGAACCGATGACTGATAATGATATAATGTTATATATTCCACATAAATTATAAGAAAAATAATAATCATTTTATACAGAAAGGTGCGGTTTTAAATCTTTAAGGGTGTAAATATTTTTCAATAATTTTAATAAGTAATTTGCATTTTAAATGTGCAATGCAAAATAATATATTTGCCATGCGGTTCTTTAAGTACTTTTAAAAATAATATATTTGCCTTGCGGTTCTTTAAGTACCTTTTTAAAAATAATATATTTGCCTGTCAATTCTTTAAGTACCTTTTAAAATAATATATTGCCCCCTTTTTCTTTAAGTACCTTTTAAAATAATATATATAAAACCCCATTTTTTGAAGGATTTTATAAAAGTGTTTTGGCTTTTCGAAAATGGACAAAAATAAATGTCCATTTTTCAAAAGGGGATTCCGACTTTTGAAAAAAATTACAGAAATTCTAATTGTCAGCATAATGCTCTAAAAACCATTTTTTTCATTGAAAAAGTTGTGAGCATATTATTTTTCATATATTTTGTGCAAAGTAATTTAGCAACTTTTTGTTCTATAATATATAGAACGCATAGAACATGTCTTTTTCAGTAAATATTGAAGGTAAGTACTTTTGCGAAGTTTGTGATTATTATACATCACGAAAAAGTAGTATTGTTAAACATAATGCCACACCAAAGCATCAAAATGCCCAAAAAAGTTGCAAATCATTGAACAAAAAAGTTGCTTTAGAACAAAAAAGTTGCAATATATGTGGCAAGGAATATAATTGCCGAAACAGTTTATGGTATCATAAAAATAAATGTAATAATAAAATTGATGACTCTCTAGCAGACATAATATGTGTAGAAAAGTTGCAAGACCATAATGGTAAGAATTATGAAGAACTTATGATTAATTTAATAACACAGAATATTGAACTTCAAAAGCAAGTTATTGAGTTATGTAAAGAAAAATCAATTATTGTTAATAACACAATTAATAATCAAAGCTTCAATATGAACGTATTCTTGAATGAACAATGTAAAGATGCACTCAATATTGGTGAGTTTGTTAATAGTCTTCCATTAACATTGGAAGACCTTGAAAATACTGGAAGAGTTGGTTATGTGAAAGGACTCACTGATATTGTTATTAGAGGACTGAAAAACATGGATGTTCATAAAAGACCCATTCATTGCAGTGATTTGAAGAGAGAAGTAATTTATGTCAAAGATAATGATGTATGGCAAAAAGATGAAAACAATGTTAAGGTTAAAAAAGCTATCCAACATATTGGTTGTAGAAACTTCAAACAAATAAAGGAATGGACAGATAAATATCCAGAAGCGAAGGATATCTCAACGAAAAAACATGAGCAATATGTAGGGATTCGTTTGAAATGTACTGGAGGTTCTGATGCTGCAGAAGATGAAAAATTACATAGTAAAATACTTTCAAATATTGCAAAAGTCATTCATATCAACAAATAACTATGAATTTGTTATCAATAAAATAATTAGTATTCAATTGAACTAATGATTTTATAATATTATTATTTTTTGTATCTTCTGGATTTTCTACCCTTTCTAGCCTTTCTAGAAATTCTTGATTTCCTTGATTTTCTACCTTTTCTTGCTCTCTTATTTTTACGTGTTCTTCTTCCTCCTCGTTCCATTAGTCTTCTTGGTCCTACATTCAATAAATCCTGAATAGCAGGAGCAGCCATTAATGCTCTAGCTGTTGTAGTTGTTAATAATTGTTGTACTCCTTGAATAGTTGCTCTAATTAAATTAGGGTCTTCGGTTTTTAAACGGTCAACAGTCATTTCAACTATCTGCTCTATTTGAGAAGGATTTAAGTCACGACCAGCAGTAATCGCTTCATATAAGGTAAAATGAGATTGTCTTAATATATTATCTAAAACTTCATCTGCCTCTCGTACTTTTTCAGCAAGTTCATCCATGCTAACAGAAGCAGCTCCGATACCATCCAACATTCCTTCTAATCTTCTTGATACTGGAATTGCAGCAATTGGTCCAAGAAATGTTAATAATTGTCTACCATTAGCATTTAGCATTTGTCTAGCTAAAATAGTAGTAGATTGGACTATTTCACTAGAATGAAGAGCAGCAGTATCAGTGATTGCTCCAACAATTTGTCCTGTTTGTGCAGCAGCTGAGTCAGTGATTGCTCCCATAATTTGTCCTGTTTGTGCAGCAGTATTATCTGCAATTACATTAGTTACTTGTTCTACAATTTGTGGGACAGCTTCACCAACAGCTCCTTTAACTTCCTGTCCTATAATTTCACCTAATATTCCTTTACCTTTATGGAGGAACAAACTTTCTAGTACTTCTCTCATAATATTAGTAAAAAAATCTGTTAAAGATAAAATAAATTCTTCTTTAATTTCAGTTATTAATAATCTAATATCTATTCCAGTAATATTTAAAATTAATAAATTTAATGCAACTAATATAGCATCTATTAAAATTTTACCATAAGAAAATTGATATAAAACAAGAACTATAATTATAAATAAAAGAGTTCTTCCAATTGTATAACTTATTAATCTATCAAAAGCTTTTAAAAAGATTTCATAAATCTTCCATATTCTTCCCTCAAAATCTGTATTTTCAAACTCTTTTCTATCATCATACTTTATAAAATTTATTAATTGCAGAGCACGAGCACCACATATTAATAAAAGGGATATTATATTTTGACACATTTGAGGTCCTGTTTCGTTTGTTTCATCAATAAATTCTTCCATAATTCTACAAAAATTATTAACTACAGTATCATCAGCATGGTCAACTATTGCAACTTCTGCAACTTCTACATCTTTATATTCTTCTAATTGTTGGTTAGGAACCACAGGACCTCCACTAACGCCTCCACTAACGCCTCCACTAACGCCTGCAGTAGCACTTGAGCCACTTGTTACTTTTTTAAATAATTCATGCAACCTTTCACTAGTTCTTTCATTATCATTTGCAACTCTTATTGCAGGAATTAATAAAAAATCTACAAAATAATTAATAGCTTTAACATTCCCATCATCAATTCCATACATAGGATCTTTTGGGTCATTATTGTGATTTCCACTCTTCAATACTCTTCCAGGTTTCATTTGAGAACGATCATTTAAGTAGCCATCATCAATAATTTTTCTCTCATTACTAGTTAAACTTTTATACCATTCATATAAGTTTTTTTTTTCTTGTGGAGTGAAAGAAGATATCCTATTTGAATACTTATCACCTTCTTTTAGTGTTATTTTTGTGAGTAATATATCCATATTATTATATAAAATATGGCAATATTATTTTTTAGTTAAAGTTAATAAATAATAATATTATGAATGATTATATTTATGTTAAGTGGAGGAGTTTCTAATGGAGGATTTTCTAATGGAGGAGTTTCTAAACAAATCATTTCTAATTTTGAAAGCAGAGAGGCTTTTTTAGACCTTCTAAAGGTGAATCCAGGACTTGTTATTGTAAAGTTAGGTGCAACTTGGTGCGGTCCTTGCAAGCAAATTGCTCATATTGTTGAAGCTTTTTTCGCTACATCTCCTAGTAATGTTATATGCGCTGATATTGATGTGGATGAATCCATAGATTTATATGCTTATTTGAAGCACCGTCGCATGGTAAATGGAATACCAGTTATGCTTATGTATAAGAAGGGTAATCATGATTTTGCACCAGATGATTCGGTTACAGGTGCAAATCCAGTTGATTTAGACGCATTTTTTAAGCGTTGTGGATTGCATTTGGCAGCAATTCAAAAGGCAGAGGCACTTTTGAATGTTCCTAGTAGAAAATAATATTTATTTATATATAATGGAAGACAGATATAGAAAAAGAAATGAAACAGAATTTTTTTCACAATTATCTCTAGTATTTGGAATTGATGGATATGCAATAACCCCAGAATTATTAGAATATGTATCACAAAATCCTCATATTGGTAGTTATAATTGGAATGCAGGATTGCAAGCTTTCCAACCAGATAGAGAGGTTGATAATGCACTTAAAAGTATTACACAAGCTCAACTTGAACAATTAAGGGATAGAAATAATGAAGAACCTATAAGAATAGCTGAAGGTGTAAATATTAGTTTGAATGCTAATGGAACTATTAATATAAATGGACGAAATGAATATTTTTTTTATAAAACTCCGAAGTCAAGAATTGAAAAAACTAGTGCTAATGATAATTTTCCTCCAAGCCAAAGAAGAATTTTTAGAGAAGCGAGAGAAGCAGTTGCAGCAGCAAGAGAAAGAGCAGGTGGTGCTATGGATATTGACGATAATGCAGGAAAAGCAGAAGCATTAGGTGGATTAGAACTAGTTGAATTTAGACCGGTAAAAAAATCAAATATAAATCAAGATGAAGAAATTGCAGCTGCTTTAGCTGAATTTAATTTAGATGAAGAAGTGGATAAGTTAGGAGGAAAAAGAAATAAAAAATCCAAGAAAATTAATAGAAAATATAAGAAATCTAAGAAAACTACTAAGAAATCTAGAAGAAGAACCAATAAAAAATCCAAGAAAAATAAAAAATAAATAATATAGTTATAATTTAATAAAACAAAATGGACCCACATAGTATAACTGCAATATCTAATTATGAAATGATACAAAATTGGGTATCAAGAGCAGCATTAATAGCATATGTATGTCCTAGCTTACAATTAGAGAATTTTGATTTTCATAATTTAATAAATACTTTAATAACTGGTGATGATTTAGACCTGATAACAGCAAGTCTTTATAGAATTGAAAGACATGAACCATATTATAATTTTGGAGATAGAGAATTTATAGTAGATGGAAATTTGTATTCTATGAATACTTATTTTCATGATAGACGTTTAGAGCTTGATGCAGATATACTTTACACAATAATGATAATTGCAGAATTATATCCTCAATTAAATCCACAACCGCCTCCTGTCCAAGCCCAAGTAGTAGGGGGAAGAAAAATAAAAGCGAAAACAATAAAAACTAAAACAAGAAAATCTAGAAGAAGAATCAACAAGAAATCTAAGAAAAATAAAAAATAAATATATATATAATGTGGTCAGCAGAATCACCTCAACATGTTGCTGCTTTTGATGAAGAAGATATGGGACAAAATAATTGGATAGCAAGAGCTAGAGTCCTAGTTCATGAATTGCCACAATTATATCTTCGTGATTTTGATTTTGATGAGTTGATTAGAGTTTTAAGAGAGAATGATAATTTGAATTTATTACATGAAAGTATAGAAAGAGTAAATAGAGAAAATGGTCAATTTCCATTTTTTGATTTTGAAGATAGACAAATAACTATAAATGGAGAAAGACAATCTATAGATGACCTCTTTGAAATGCATGCTGCAGCAGGGAATTATCTTAATGCAGGACAAGGTTATAATGAAATTGATGGTGATATAATATCAACATTAGAAGAAATAGTAGGTTTGTTCCCTGAATTAAACCCAATTTCTAGAGAGTATTGGATATCAAGAGCAAGAACATTAGTTGATGAATTACCTGAATTAGGATTAAATGGGTTTGATTTTGATAGTTTAATAGGATTTTTACAAGGGGAGGGCGCATTAGAACTCTTAGATAATAGTATAGATAGAATAATCAATCAACAACCAGAATACAATTTTGAAGATAGAAGTATAAATGTAAATGGAGAAGACACTTTGTTGAATGATTATTTTGAAGGATTAAATACTAGTTTTGATGCAGATATAATAGATACATTATATTTTCTATTAAGAACTTATCCACAAAGAGATCCACGATATTTGATATGGATAGAAAGAGGAAGAGCATTAGTTCATGAATTTCCTGAATTAGGTCTAGAAAACTTTGATTTTGATAATTTGATTAATGAGTTAGAACGAGATAATGGAGTAGAAAATTCTTATTTAGATTTTAGTGCAGATAGAGTAAATCGTTTATGGGGTAATGTACCAGAATATGATTTTGGGGATAGACAAATTCATGGACAATTAATGAATCAATTATTTGATGATAGACAAGAAGATGGAGATATATTAAATACAATAATTGAATTTGCTGAAGAATATCCTCAATTAAACATACAAGTTGAAAAAAGGGGAGGAAGAAAATCCAAGAGGTCTTATAATAAAATTAATAAAAGAAAGCAAACCAAAAAAATCAATAAAAAAATCAATAAAAAATCAAATAAAAAATTCAAGAAAATTAACAAGAAAACTAGAAAAACAAGAAAATAAAAGTAAGTTCATATAATATTAAAAAAATCATAATAATAAATTATATGAACAATTCAAACAAAAATAAATCCCAATCTGCAAAAGAAGCATTAGATTTAGAAATTGAGAATTATGAATTAGAAGATATTTTAGAACTATTCAAGATTTATAGTACAGATTTCACAGAAGCAGATTTGAAAAGAGCCAAACAAATGGTTTTAAAAACACATCCAGATAAATCCCAATTGCCTGCAGATTATTTCCGTTTTTTCTCCAAGGCATATAAAAAGTTATATTCTATTTGGGAATTTAGATGTAAATCCGAAAAGAATCCCAATAATGAAAATACTGAATATTCAGAGCTTTCTCTCAATCAATCAGAAGAAGAGAAGAAAGAATTACTGGATTCTTTCTTTGAATCAAATCAAAATCTAAAAAAGACAAAGAATTTCAATAACTGGTTCAATAAAGAATTTGAAAAAAACAAGATAACAACAGAAGCTCAGGAGAAAGGATATGGAGATTGGTTGAAATCAGAAGAAAACAAGTTTCAGGATTTTACCACAAGTTCAGAAGGAAATATGGCAGATAATTTTGCCAGGCTTAAACGTGACGTGCGCGCAGTTACTGTTTTCCAAGAGGTTCAAGATATTACCAGTTATGGTGGGAGAGGTGGGCAAGGATTTTCAGATTTGTCACTAGGAGCTCCCCAACAATATAATTCGGATTTGTTTAGCTCGTTACAATACCAAGATTTACATCAAGCACATACAGAGACAGTGATACCAGTAACA